TAGTTACCTAAGTCCATAAAACTATCTACGAGTGATTCGTTGTTTGCTTTTCTGTTTTTCATAATTAAGTTTTTCCATCTGCTTATTTTATCATTCATTCTAAACCATAATCCTGTCAATGCAAAAACTTTACCTTCTTCGGTTTCTAAGTTTGCACCTGTGCTTATGTTACTGCTACCATAATCTAACTGCTTTTTGCAGAACAATTCAAATTGTTCAAGCATAATAGATTCATAATTGTCATATAAATTTGGCTGTTCTTTTTGTAGTAGTTTTCTGTACTTGTTTTCCATTTTTAATTTCATAAATTAATATTTCTAATCTTTGTATCTCTTTTAACAAATTTAACATATCTGCATGTTTTAAGTGTACTCTACCATGATATTTACCATTAGCAACATAACAACTATTGGTTATAACAAACTGGCATAAACTCTTTTTATAGTTTTCGTAATACTCTATGTCTCTTTCTTTTTGTTTTAAATTTTTAGACATAATTAAAAACTCATCTTTACTTATCTTAACACCATTGCAATATATATAAATACTGCTTGTAGGTTGTTCTTTTAGCTTCATTATAATATTGTATGGCGACTATGTACGCCACCTATTGTTATAGTTTTTTTATAATCGTTTATAGCTCTTATAATTCCACTACAACACTCATAATGTTCTTCATGTTCATAATATTGTAAAACAAAATAAACATCTGATAAAGTAGATATATTTGTTTCTAAGCAAAGCATAGTATCTCTATAACATTCTTTTTCTTCTAAATATAATTCATTCATTACAAAGTATCTTCTATTAAATAATCATTTAAGTCAAATTCATTTTTAATAAAAGTTTCATATACTTTGATTGCTTGTTCTACTTTTTGTTCTCCCCTGTAATAAAAGTCTTGACTTATATCATATATGCCAATCTCGTTTGTAGGGCTTTTGTCAATTACAACAAATCTATAATCTTTGTATGTCTTGCCAAATAAATTACAATAAATGTAAGCTTGGCTATCATAATTATACATATAAGCACTATGTTTAAATTTATGTATGTTTGCCGTACTTTTCAAATCTACCAAACATTCTCCTAATATATCTGCTTTACCTCTAAATGGATGATTCAAAACATTATTAATCTCTGGCACTTCAAACTCTGCATTTAATATAAAATCTGACGCTTCCTTACAATTATAAAATCTATCTCTCAATCTTAAAGCATTGTCTCTTTCTTTCATAGTAAATACATCCCACCTTTCCTGTTTAGCTAATTTATATTCTTTGTTGTTTTTTGTAGCAACATCTAGAAATAAACACTCATTAAATTTATCTTCTTCTAGTATTGAAGCATGAAATAAATAACCCTCTGATAATGCAGTTGATTCTGTAGGCAAATCAAAACTCATAAGATACTCTCTTGGTGATTTAAGAAGTTTAGATACTGAGCTACTTGATAAACAAGCTTGTGCTAAGTAACCATAATAAAATTTATCCTCTCTTGCTTTTTCAATTAGTTCTTGTCTGTTCCAAAACTCGCCATCTAATGTTGTTATAAAATCTTTCATATTAATTACAGTTTATATTATATTGTGTACTTCTCAATGCTTCCCAACAACCACCTACAACTTGATATGTTATAATCTCATTGTAGCTACCATTGTAACATACATAAATGTATTTTACCCAACCATCACTATATTCTACATGATAGGGCTCTGAATAAGGGGGTGAAGGATAATGACTAAGGTCGCAGTTATCTTCGCAACCAAACAGAAGTATAGCCATCAATAGCTTGAAAAGTGTTTTCATTGTTCTTTGTTCAGAACAAATATATAAAATTATTTTATATATCTACTAAATCTCTTTTTCCAAATGTCATTTGCAACTGCATATCTTTGTTTGTTATCTGGATATTCAGAAATCATTTTTGCATTGTTCATAAATCTATTTAGAAAAGAATCCTTAGTTTCGTATTGTTTTGGTTTTATAAGTGGCATATTTAAAATTTACATTTTTCACAATTCCATTTTCTACCTAGAGCATTTATATAAGTTACAAAACTAACTTTGTCATTATAATAAATCCATTTCTTATCATAATAAACACCAGTAACCCAACATTCCTCTAAGGGTATGTTTGTGTCATCTGAATTAAATTCATGCTCAACTTTGAGAACAAGAGATTTACCTGTATGCCAAGAATCACAAATTCTCTCTAACAATAATCTTTGCCCTGTAGGTATTGAATTAAATTTATATTTAACCTCAATTAAAATTAATATCTCGTTGTCAAACTCTAAAACAGCATCAATGTCTGATGGGTGCATATTTCCGTTTTGTACACCAGTAAAATCAATAACTTGTTTTACTTTATTTCTGTTTCTAATTAAGCTGACTTTTTCTGTCATTAATTTTCTTTTAAGTATTCTAAATATACCCTTTGCAATTTATCATGTAGTTCATTTTTAAAACAACTACCACAACTTGTAGGTTGCATATTATCTTTAAATACTCTATTATAAATAACTAATAATTCTTTTTGTGTTTCTGTAGTTACTACATTCTTTGCGTTCTTGAAGTAGTTGTCTAAATAATTAAATTCATCTTCATTAAGACATTCTGGCTTATTGTAAGGAAACAAACGATTAAGTACATCTCTGCGTTTATCACAACCACAGTCTTCACCTAGTATAAACTTAGCTACTTTGTCAACTCCAGTTTTCTTAAATACCTTTTCAACAGTATCGCCAAGACCTCTAGCTTTTGTATTTTTTGTATTCTTCTTTTGTGTTTTGTCTAATTTTTTCTTTTGCATTTGTTAATGTATTAAATATTGAACTTAAACTTATCTTTGTCTCCTTGCTTAAATCTCTCATGCTCATGCCACTATCAAAATATAATTTAGTTAGTTTTTTGTCGTACCAATACCAACTATCAATAGTTTGTTCTATTTTTTCATGTAGCTTATCTAAACTCTTTTTTTTAGATACAGTTTGCATATATGATTCATAATCTTCATAATAATTATTATAAACCTTCTTTATTGAATTGTCATCCATTTCTGTAAATAAAAATATTTTTTTTGTTTTTATACTCTTACCATACTTGGCAAAATTACTATAGTATAAGTTTCTTAATGTTATGTAGATGTAAAAAGTATTAACTTCGGTTTTGTTGTACATAATCTTTTTTATGTCTTTTGTATAATCATAAATTCTAATATACATTTCTTGTACTATTTCATTTGCATCATCATTTGACAAACCAAAGCTTTTTGCCATGTTAAACCAATCTTGGTGTTTATTAGATAGTATGTCTAATATCTCACAATTCACAAAGCAATATCTCTTTAATTTGTTCAACAGAATTACAGACAAAGTATGAGCCCTTCCAATTAGATTGAAATTGTAATTCATCTTTAGTAAGTCTCTGTTGAGATAATGTTTTGCTACCATCTTTGATTTCTATTAAATAATTGTTTCCATTGTAACCAACAATAATATCTGGTGCGCCTTTGCCAAGTTGATGAGTATGTAATATACTACAACCTATCTTCCTTAGTTCAGAAACTATTTTTTTTTGGTTACTATCTACTCTTGCTTTAAGTCGCACCTATATTTATCTATTTCAACAAATGGGGTTTGATTGTTAAAATAATATCGGCTTGACTTCCTGTCGTATGTTATGCCAGCTATCTCTTGTGGATAACCAACTAATTTTTGTTTTTTTATCTTTTGACTGCCAAATATAACTCTAGTATCGCTAAAATCAACTGCTCTATTTGGTCTCCATATAAATAGACAATTATCGCATTTATCGGCAAAAGTACCACCACCTTTAATTCTATTTACATCTGGTTTATAATATCTGTTGTTGTCATCTTTTTGTGGTGTAACTTGGTGCGCAACTAAATGTACAGAAATTTTATTCTCTACTGCAAACCTTTTTAGTTCACTCATAAAACGAGATATATATAAATCTTCTCTTTCACCTTTTTGCATCCTGTGTTGGATAGTGTTGTAAGGGTCTATTATCAAAGAACGAATACCTTTTGTCTTAACTAAAAATTTAGCTCTGTCAAAGATATCGTCTAATTTATAACTTTTTTTTGGATATATAACAAAGAAGTGTTTTTTCATAAACTCTAAACCTTCCTTGAAATCCTTTTCAGTCATATAGTTATTGGCATAAAAAGGGTCTGCGCTTTTACCAATATATGATTCTATTAAATCACTATAGAAATCATTTATAGGCATATTTTCTGGGCTAAATACACCAAACTTCCAACCATCATGAAAAGATTTTAGTAAAGCTAGTTGCCCTAAAAACATACTTTTACCTTCATTTTGATAGCCAGTCCAAATATTTACTTCTCCTATTCTCCAAGTCCAAGCATTATCTATTGAATCTATGTGAGTCGTAGTGCCCCTCTCTTGACCATTCCTATAACCATCAATCATACTATCGTAAATATCGTCAATAGAAAATATACCCTCTAACTTAGGGTCATGAGCATCTCTTACTCTTTGCTTTAATGATTCTATGCCTTCTTTTAATAAAACCTCATTAGCATCTTTATATGGTTTTAAACTTACTATCTTGCATTTTTCTGCGCCAAATCTTCTGACTAACTCATCTTCTAAATATCTACCATTGTCATCATTGTCTGTTGCAATATAAACTCTTTCGGCCTGTTCAAACACTTCGTAACAATTAGATATACATTCTAGTTTTTTATCTAAGTTTTTATCTTTTATATTTGGTGCACCCATGTTTACAGAAGTATGCCAAGTAATACCAGCTACTTCCCAGCTTAACGAATCCATTTCTCCCTCGCATATAATTATAAGCTTTTCGTTTTTAACCCTATCGTAATTATATATAATTGGCAAACTATCTTTACTTTGTGTAAATGTTTTTTTTACTAAACCTCTAGTTTTATAGTTTATCAGCTCATTGTCTTTGAAATATGGAAATACAATACTATTCCCATCTTTTGTACTTATAATTTTGTTTGCCTGTATTACATCTTTTGTTATACCTCGTTTATATAAAAACTCTAAACCTTTGTTGTTTATCTTTTGTAGATTATTTTTCTGTGGTTTAGTATATTGTTTTGTAGGCATAAAATTATCTTTTGGTTTTACACATCCTTTCCAACTACATTTATGGCAATTAAAAAGACCTGTATCTAAGTTAATACTTAGACACAAATCTTTATAATGTTTTTTGCCAATTTTGTAACAATTAGGGCAAATGACCTTTTGTTGTGTTCTATTACCCTTAGGATATATAGATATATTTTTGAATTCTTGTATCATTGTTTACACTATGTATTATAATACACTATGTATTATATATATATATATTATATATTACACTATGTATTACAAGGAACTGACAAGCTTGACATCTGGACTTACATAAATCTTTCTTTCTTTGCCACCATTGCCTACACTTTTAGTTACTCGTTTTATATATTCTTTGTCTTCTAATTTGTTTAGTACCCTGTATAATGTTCTATCATTCATTTTCAATGCACCACAAATAGATTTATTTGAAGCATAGCAAAAACCTTTTTTTCTAGTTAGGCCTTCGATATAAGATAAAACAACAGTTTCTGGTATTGTTAAATTAGTATTCATAAAATTTAAATTAATATTTAAGTATTTGTTATTCATAGTTTTATAAAATCACAAACACCCAGTAAATCATTCAACGAACTAAGGAGTAATAACTGGGTGCTTATGATTGTTTATTTAGAATGGTAAATCGGTTTCTGGTTTACTCTCTGTTTTTTGCTCTGGCACATACTCATCAATCCATACTGTGTGAGTTTTACCATATTGGTCAACTTCTTTTTTCTTGCCAATACTAAGTTTTAAAAACTTCCTTCCGTTATACTCAATCCAAGCATCTTTTGTCTTGTCTTCAGCTATTGTAAAATTTATTAAATCGTAGTTCTTTACTTGTCTTCCAGAACCTACATACTTTTTTTCGTTCATATATTTAACTTGTTAATAATTTTTCGACTTCTTTACTTACTTTGTATTTTTTTCTGACATCAGCTATTGTTATTCTATTTTCTTTTACAGCTTTTTTTGCATTGTCAAAATACTTGCCTGTTTTTGGCAACCACTCTTTTTCAGCATCTAGCGTTTGAGTAGTTGTTTGCGTCCAATTAGAGCCTGTTTTCGTGCTCTTAGAGTGATTATTAGTTGCATCAGCATCCTTAGTATCATCAATTAAAAATAAGCCGTTTAAAGCGTACTTTCTAGCATAACTAGATGATGCACCAAAACATTGAGCTATGTCCATACCCTTTTTGTTAGGGTCAATACCAGCTTGTGCAGTAACACTTATAGTGTCTGTGCCATCACTTATAGAAACAGTAGCCACAACATATAAAGGGTCATTGTTAATAAAATCAGATATTGTCAACAATAAACCTTCTTTTTTTAGTAGTGGTTTTACTGCTTCTAAAATGTCTTCACAACTTCTATAATTGTAATTACCAAAACTGTTCCTTTGATTTTTAGGTGCTTTCAAACTCGTTTGAATAGCCACCAATTTACTTTGTAGATTTTTCATGGTGCTAATATATACAAAAAATGTCAGATGCAAAAAAAAAGGGTAACAATTTTCAGCTACCCCTTTCAAACAATGAAAACAAAGAAATCAATGGATATATAATAACACCCTATTGAATTTATAAAGATAGTAAAAAATACCTATTAAATTCACAAAGAACATAAATAATGTTTATCTACCCTGTCCTTTATATCTTTTTTTATAGTTTTTACTGTGCTTAACTTTACTTGATTTTGTTTTTGCGTGTATGCCTTTTCTTTTGCGTGATTTAGATTTATAAGTAGTAACCTCTTTACGCCTAGCCATTATCTCTTAAATATACTTGTAGATTTTTCTGCTGTTCTACCACCAAAATATGCAAGTACACAAGCCATCATAACTTTCTCAAATGTGTCATTCCATACTTCATTTATATGGAAAGGTATCGACTCAATGCTATCAAATATACCAGCAAAACTAAATACCACAATACACCACACAAGAACAAGAGGACGAACATTTTTACTAAGCCAACTATCACTAGCCGCATCAGCTTGCCATCTGCTCGTAATAGATTCCATTTCTTTATTTTGTTGCTCATATATAAGTTGTTGTAATTTAATTTTATCTCCTGTAGATATTTTTGCTTTACCTATCTCTGCTATTGCTTCTTTTGGTGATGTAACACCGTTTAAAACAGCACCTAACTGTGGGCTTACAACAGAAGCTGCGCCAAACAATAGTTTGCCAACGGTAGTATCTTTGAATTTCTTTTTATCAGGCATTTGTAATATTTATATATTTTGTTTTACCATCATCACGAACAGCTTTGAGTATCCTATTTCTGTTTTTGTCCTCACTTACATAGCTTACATGTACCCAATCAGGATTATCTTCATTACCAAACTCCCAAATCATCTGGTCATAATCTAAATTATCTCTAATCCAATCAAACATTTCTTTGTTTGTTTTATGGCCATATACGTCATCTAAATCAAGTGCTCGACCTTGACAATGTTGTGATTTTGACGAGCCACCTATAGATTCATTCAAGGCAATAGACCTATAAAAAGAATTAATCTTTATTGGGCCACCAACCCAATCCCTAAGCGGTTCAAATATCTTCTCTGCTATAAGCTTCATGTTGCTTAAGGAATCGCCATTAGGAGTATTGTCAATACCTAACCTAAGAGCTGTAACACTTTTAGTCGCTTCTTTCTCTGATATATGTTTACTAATCATAGTTTATTAATTAGTAGCTACTCTTGTATATCTACTTTTATCTATAACATCTTGCATTTCTTGTACAGGCGCTTTAATAGATAATGATATACCAGCATCCCAACGACCTATTAGACTTCTGTCTCTGTAAATAAAGATAACTGGTACAGATTTTATTTGTGTTTTTACAGATTGTTTTTGTTCTTCCAACAAAGCTCTCACAATCTTTGCACCTTTTATTTTATTTAGGTCTTTATAGTCATTACGAAAGTTCCAAGAACTGTTTATGTGTAGTACAGTATAATCTTGTGAACTAGCTATTGCAAATACAAATAGTGCAATTAGGGCAAATATCTGTTTCATTTCTGTATAATTTCATATAATTTCTCATCTATTTTATCTAGTTTTTCTGAGTTTTCCTGTACTTGTTCTGCTGTATTTTCGATAGTTTCTCTAATTAACTGGTCTTTTAAATCATATTCAGTTCTAGTCAACTCTGGTTTTGGCAATTCTTTTGCTAGCTCTATCTCAGCAGTCAATGTAAAATAAAGTCCAGCAAGTGATACCGCACCAGTTATTACTATTCCTATTGTTTTTAAATCTAAAGTTAGCTTAGTGTCCTCTCCTATTTCACTTGGTTTTCCCATTTTATTCTTCTTTTATATCTTCATAAGAACCATCTTCTAAATTAATATTTACTTTACCATACTTTTCTTGTAAACCTTCAACTAATTTGGTGTGCTTTTAACAACTCTTGCTCTCTAATTACCATAGTGCCTAAATCATGCTTTATTGCTGCAAACTTTTGTTGTACTTGTTTTAATGATTCTAATTCTGATTTTGTTATTTTATTCATAGTATTAAATTTAATTATATATCAAATATAATAAATTACCACTCAGGTCGCAATACAATATCGACTGGTTTTTCTAAAATACTTATTTGATTTGATAAATTATCTTTCATACTTTGAACATCTAATCCAGCTTCTAACCAAGAAACAACATCTGATTTTTTTAATTTATCATAATCTATAAAATTATCTTTGTCATACTCAACGTAAAATGTACCTATTAAATTTACATTGAAATTTTCTTTATTAGCATTATACGACCAATGTACATTGTAAATAACATTATCATGTTTGTCTTCTTTAATTTTTGCGTCAAGAGCATTTATGTGCCAGCTATAACTTATTTTATCTTTTGCCATAATATTGAATTAAATTTATATTTAAGTAACTATTTGTCTTCTAATTGTTTGATTCTTTCTTTTAATTCTTGTATTGATTTTACAAGTAGTGGTACTATTTTTGAATAATCTACCGATTGCATTTCTTCTGCATCTTTTTCTCCTGTTACTGCTTGTGGTAATACTTGTTCTAGTTCGTGTGCCATAACACCATAACCTCTGCTTCTATCTGTTTTCCATTTAAAATCATAAACAGGGATTTTAGAAACCATATCTAATCCTGCAAAGTCTTGCAAATCTTCTTTTAGCCTATAATCTGATGATGTGTTAAATGCAGTTGCACTTGAGGTTGTAGTTATAGAGCCAACAGAACTCTGTGAAGTGTTCATATCGCTATTATAAAACACAACAGCCGTATTACCTGTATCTTTACCAAATAGTATTAAATTCGGCGCACCAGTTCCTTGTTGCATAAATGCACCTCCACCATTATTTCCGTTGTGCACAAAAAACTTACTACTTCCAAATGCACTTGTAAAATCACTATGTACTGATTGTGTACTACCAATGTGTAAATCTGCTTGTGGGCTAGTATTTCCAATTCCTACATTTCCTGATGAATCTATACGCATTCTTTCTGTACTGCTAGTTTCAAAACGAATGTGGTCGTTTGCCATAAACATACCCTCAGAGCCGTCTGCATTTTGCAAAAACAACCCACTAGAACCACCTCTGAAGTAAACAACATTATTTGTGTGTAATACTGCTGTTGCTGTTGCTATAGTTCCGCCAGTAAATTGTACACCACCACCTGCTATAATTTTACCTGCAAAAGTCGTAGCACCACCGTTTGCAACAGTTATTAAAGGAGTTGTTCCTGCAACTTGTTCGTTTATAATTAAAGCGTCAACATTATTACTTGAATCTCTAACAACAAAAGAAGTGTTTTCTATTCCTGCTCTACCTGCTGTGATGTTCCATTGTTGACCTGATGAATTTTCATTATAAAGTTGTAAACCTCTATCTTCTCCTGTATTAATATCATCAATAGTAATCTTCAACATATTATCCACAATAGCCCCTATAGATGCAGTTTCAAACCTTTTACTATTGTTGTGATATAAATTGACTGCACCATCTGCTACACATTGTAACATTATTTCACTTGTTCCAGATTTTCTAATTCTTACTTCTGAGTTGCCTTCTAAAAATAGTGCACCTGTACCAGCATCTTGTACAAAAGAATTTGACCCATCGTGATATATTTTTAAGTCGCTTGAATCTCCAAAAAGTGCTTTAACATTATCAGTTAAGAAAATATCTTTACTAAATACATTTAAATTTGCCCCTCCATCAACTCTATAATATTGTGCTATACCACCACTTCCATCATCAGATTGAAATACTATGTCTTTGTCGTCAGCATAATTTTGTATAAATAAATGACCATTTACATTTTCAAATACAGAATCAGTACCATTATGATAAATTCTTAAATCATTACCAGTACCAATAAATATTTTAGATTTATCTGGAAAGTTTACAGCACCTAAAGTTGTAGTGCCATTAACTAAACCACCATCTAATCTAAAGTATTCAGTAGTACCACCACTACCATCATCACTTTTAAATATTATGTCTGCATCATTTGTATTGTTTTCAATAATTAAATTTCCTGTATAGTTTCTTATAGTACTGGCTGAGCCATCGTGAAATAATTGGAAGTCATCTCCATTACCAAATGTAGCAAAAACACTATCAAGGTATCTAAAGTTTTTATGAATTTTAGTTATTACATCACTACCATCAATAGTAATATAATTAGCAAGTCCTCCTGAGCCATCATCACATTGGAAAATAATATCAGCATCATCTGCCGCTTGTACAAATTGTAAATTACCTGTAAAGTTATCAAAAGATGTTACAGAGCCAGTATGAAATATTTTCAAGTCAGCAGAACTACCAATTTGTAATTCAACACTATCGTTAATTCTTAAGGGTTTGTTAATTGTAGTTCTACCCTCACTACCATCTATCTGTATATAGTTTTCTGTACCACCTGAGCCATTATCAGATTTAAATATTATATCTTTATCATCTGCTGTGTTCTCTATGAATAAATCGCCTGTTTGATTTTTTATTACACTATCACCTCCGTTATGAAATATTTGTAAATCATCAGATACTCCAAATGTAGCAAAAACATTATCTATATGCCTTGTACTTTGCCAAAATTGAGTTTTCTTTAAACTACCGTCCAAAAACATATATGTAGTAACTCCTCCTGACCCATCATCACTTTTAAATATTATATCTTTATCATCAGAATCATTTCTAATTGTAAGGTCGCCAGTTTGATTTCTTATTTCTGAATTTGTAGCATCGTGAAATATTTTTAAATCTTGGCCAGCACCTACTTGTAATTGTACATCATCAAATAATCTTACACTCTTCGAAAATATGTTAATTGCTGAACTACCATCAATTCTAAAATACTCATCAAGTCCTCCTGACCCATCATCACATTGAAATTTAATGTCTGCATCATCTGTACGATTTATAATAATTAGATTACCACCTTGATTATCTATATTTGAATTAGTCCCATCGTGATATATTTGTAAATCTGTTGAATTACCAAATCTAGCTCTTCCGTTATCAGCTAAATTTATGTTATTAGCACCTAACTCACAATTACCACCAATATTTACTGTACCTGCAAAAGTTGCATCGCCATTTGCTGATATTTGTAATGCAGGATTTGCACCTGTAGTTCTAAAGAAATAGCCTGATGGATGAACACCACCAAGACTCCAAGTTACTAAATCTGCGTTTGTTACTCCATAACCAATAGTTGAAGTAGTAGATTTCATTCTTAAAGCTGCACTATTATTTACATTTGCCGAAAATTCTGGTGCAGTTACTACACCTGCAAAAGTTGCGTTTCCTGATGAGTCAAGAACTAAAGTATTCAATGAGCCTGCTTCGTTTTGAAAACCTACACCTGAACTTAATATTTTTAGAACACCTGTGCCAGAATCTTGTATGTACGAATGACTGCCATCGTGATAAATTTTCAAATCTTGACTTGCACCAACTTGTATTTTTTTACTATCTGCTAAATCTACATTACCTGCGAAAAGTGCGTTTTGTGAAGAATCTATAACAAGAGCATCTGACCCATTAGTTACAAACCTCTGTGTACTTGTAGCTTCTAATCTTAATTCATTTGAGTTATAACCTATTCTAGAGTTTGTAGCACTATCATCACTATTTCTAAATTCTATTGCACCAAAATTAGCATTTAAACTTGTTCTATGTATTCTTATACCCT